ACAGGTTGATCCCTTATATGAAGCCTATAAATGATTCTTTTGTACATACACACAGTAATTAGAGTTTTTCTTGTAGCTTTTCCATTGCTTCGGTTGCACAAAGCAAAGCGTAATTACTATCAATAGAGATATACGTTTGAATTGTAAACCAAAGACCTAATATCCTAACTTGCAAGAAATAGGCAGTCTGGAAGTTCTTTGCTTGAAATTGCCCTTCTAAACGCATATATTTAGAAAGACTAAAGTAAGTAGCATTTACTTTTTTTATTCTTAATTTTTTCATTCTATACTTTTGGGGATGAATACGTTTTTCACTGGCCATAGGAATATTATCAAAACTCACAAAATTCATGGGAGTAGTAGTAAGAATACCTATTGGCATATTACTGGGATTCCCATTCTTAACAGGGAACATTTTCGGATTGCTCCTGTAAGCTTCACGAGCCATTATCATATTTTGGATCGCATGAATATGTATAACTTCCTCTCTGATATCTGATACATGAAACACAGGGAGATTACAAAATAAGTTATGCAGTTTACAGGAAACTTCAATGACCTCTCTTTCTTTATCTGTCAACATGCAATTACTTATTTAGAGGGTCCGTTGTATCCAAATATTTCCTGTATTCCAGTTCTGTTTTAGCAAGGTTAATAAGAGTATTGACACCTTGAAAAACCTGTTTTGCCTGATTTACTTTATTAGGATCTTCTTTCACGTCCTTTATTTGTTGTAAAACCAAGTCTCTCATATCCTGTAAGATAGTAGGATTAACAGTAGATACCTTATTCAACCGTTCATTTGCCAACACAACAACTGTATTTGTTATCGACCGGAAACGGTTCAATTTGGAAGCTAAATCAAACATACTAAATATTAGAACTTTGCCATTATTCAAGTATATCTCAACTTCGGTTCCATCATCACCGGTACCGTCACAGTAGTTGAGAATTACAATTTCTTCATTCTGATAAAGGAACGGTTTGTTAACCATTTCCTTTAATCTATCTATTGCATTATCACTCATGATTCATTCTTTTTTGTTGCTTTATTAATTTGTCTATTCAAAGCTCCTTTTAGCTTGATGAGGTACTGAACATCTTCCGGGTACCGGGCATACATTGAGTTTTGGGTTTTCATTTGTTCAGAGCGACTAATCATATATAGGTTCTCAATGCAAATATTTTGCTTATTGCCATCTTTAAACTGAATATTATAACCAGGAGGTATCTCTCCATTATACTCAATCCACACGAGGCGATGTTTCAATTCAAAAACATTCGGTTCAGCAGTCTTTACCTCAATGTAACCGTCACGATTTACACGTTCATATCCAACCTCTTTATGGTTCTTTGGGATACATCCCTTCTTGAAACGTGTAGCTTTCGTTTTTTCAATTTGAGCATCAGACATATATTCAGATTGCTTGAGTCCTTTATTCATAGGTTGGTGCCCTTTGGAAAAGAAACCTTTTGAAGAATGTTCGAATAAGAACTCGGCAGACTTTCTTAATTTTAATTTGAAAGCCATGCCGGAAACAGCACTTTCAGTTGAACCAAGTATAGAAGCTATTTCAAGGTTGGTGTGGTCAGGATAAAGAACTCTCAATTTTTGCCTTTTCTCCGGACTCCAAACCCTCACATCTGGAGAACGTTTTAATTTACGTATTAAGGCTTTTGCCTTCACAGCTTCAGGTGTTTTGTCCAGGCGACCAGCAAGCTCTTTTAAATTAGCAGTTGGATACTCGCTATCAAGTATAGCGAGTTGCTCATTAGTCCAAGTTCTCATAAGCATATCAATAAAGAGAGGAAACCGTTAGGCTTCCTCTGTGTTATCGTTTTCAAGTTCTTTCAATCTCTCATTGAGTTTCTTTTGTTTCTTGTCGAAAGAAGTAGCAAGCTGCTTACCAAGTTCAGTGTAATCATCAGGATATTGTTCTGCAAAGAGAATGTTTTGGCATTTCTGCATATACGGATAGAACATCACATCATTGCTTGAAAGATTGTTAGCAATAAAAGCGCGATACCATTGATTACGATCAGCTTGGTTGTTCTTCACATATTTAACAAAATCAGACTCTTTCTTATAAGTAGAAAGTTTTAGTGTTTCCAAATATTTACTACTACAATTCCGGAGAATCATTACATCGAACACAGTTTGTTCATCAACGGATAACTCTTTATTACGCTTATAATAGGGCTTTTCCTGTGCCCATTTTCTCATAGTTTCAGAACTCTTCTCGATTACCTTATCCTTAGCTTTCTTCAATTTCTCGTTTATCTTCTCCCTCTCTATATCTTTAGGATCTGCAAGAGCTGAAGTACTGGAAGATAGCTCTTTTCTTATATAGTAGTATTCTACATCAAATTCAGGACAATAATAATTCCACAATGATATACAACGATAAATCTCACCATCCTCAAGCATTTTTTGAGTACGCTCATCATTTTCAGCATACCAACACTTACCCTTAAATACTTCATCCGGATTTATCATTTCAAATCCAAGACTTCTAACAGCGTTGAGTGTTTGTTCTAAGAAAGCTTTTCTCGAATCACTGCAATAAGTGTCAAGTTTAGTCTCCATTATAACTGTTTTCCCGAATGAAAGCGGTTCACCAGCTTTAACAAGGAAATCACTTTCAAGTTGAATTTTACGTATCAGATAAGCTATCTGTTTTTTTCTAAAGCAATCAGGATTGATGCATCTTGCATTTTTATTATTCATTTCATAGAATAGACAACCGTGATTGACAGTGTTGTTCTCACATTGTGCGCATGGTTTAAATTCCCCGTTATCCCAATTATCTGCATTTTCTTCAATCCAATCAGCTTTATCAATTTCAAGAAAAGAACTGCCAACAAACCTTCGAATCATATCTGTACTGCACTGGTTCGGATTCCCTGTATGAAATTCCATTTGCGAGCTATCTTCCAATTTAGAAAGAATCATAGCACCGGATAATGGTATATCTCCATTTCTTACACGATCTTTAAGTTCCGGAATAAGACCATTTAGCTTTATACGATCAAAAACAAAGCGAGTAGACTTTCCGAATTTAAGAGCGATATCTTCCAAAGTCCGTCCTTTCTCAGTCAACTGTGCAAAAGCAAAAGCTTCTTCGATGGGATCAACATCTTTTCTTTGAAGATTCTCGGTAATCATTGCTTCAAAAGCCTCATCATCTGTCATCTCTCTGACAATGCAGGAGATTGTTTGAAATTGCTCGGACTTTTTCCGGTGGGCCTTGATTTTAGCAACATTCTCTTTATCTTCCTTCTCTTTCAATAGTGATACAGCACGGAAGCGGCGCTCACCACAAACAATCTCATACGAACAGGGAATTGTTGTGACATCACCAGTCTCCAAGTCAGTCACATCTTCGGATTTGGCTACTCTGACAGTGATAGGCTGCAATAAGCCCTGTTTCTCAATGTTACTTGCAAGCTCTTGAAGAGCTGCTTCATCAAAAGTCTTTCTCGGATTCAAAGGAGAAGGACTGATAAGGTCAATTCTAATGTTTTGTACTTCCATAATTTAATTATATTGGTTTGACTTTTAGTTTATTACATCAGTAAAGTTATCGTAAAATGACAAGTTATGCAAACAGAAACTTCGCCATTTTAACGCCATTTTTATTGGAGCTTATTCCGTATTTGAATGAAGCCACGTCTTTCCGTTTCCCGAAGAAGTTCCATATCTTCTTCTCGTATTTCAGCAGGTGTTTCACCGTTCACACTTCGATAAGTTCCAATGCCGAAACGCTCTCTGATACGAGCAATTTTATCCGGATCTTTAGTAACCCAGTAAATTATTACTTTCATAGTAGCTATATTCTACGGCTCTCGCCACACAAAGGAAGAACATTAAACGTTTTAAAGCGATCCACTAATCTTGGTCCGAAACGTTTCTTAAATTCGGCTATGCCAAGATTAGATGTTATATGATACTTCTTGCCGTATTGCTGAAAAATCTCATACCGGGCATAAAGAAATTCATCAATAACCGAATCGAGGCTGGTACCATACGATTTTTGATTTTCCGTTTCCAAACCGATATCATTCAAGCAGATATTAAAGGGATTTGGTTTAAATCCTTTGGATTGATTCTCATTGTAAGTGTACAAGTCAATATGCCCGTGAATTTTATAATAATTCATCATTTGAGTAACAGACAAGTTTTCAAAAGCATTGGGGTTACAAGTGAGTTTCAAATAATCTGCAAAAACCTGCATCAACATTGTTTTCCCGGTACCAGGTTCACCAACAAGCAAAAGATTCTTATGCACCTTGTAATTCTCTTCTGGAAACACATTTTGAGCATACCGGCATCCGTTGAAGTAGTACAGAAGAAACTGAATTAGTTTAGAGTTGTTATCATCAACATCAAATTTTCTAAACTCACGTTCTGTATAATCTGTACCAAGGTTAGATATTAAATTCCAATGGTTGTAATACTCTTGCGTGTCAGTTAAGTCATATTCAGAAACGTTCTGAATACTTTCTTTGTGCCTTTGTATCAGATTCTCTATCTGTTGGAGTGTCAGCTTGCGCTTGCCGGCTTCCTTCTCCATCAAATTTTGAAGTTTGCTTGATAAATTCTTTTCCTCTTCCGTCATGGTCTAATTCATTTTTTCGATTTTCACGAATACGATCCAATATCCAAAGATTTGCTTTGGAATCCCACCGCTCTATTTTCACTCCATTGGCATTCTTCCATCCTATCGAGTCAAAGTGATTGAAGAATATTTCTGCTTGCTCTTGCCAATCATCTAACCGTTCAGGAGCATTTTGCTTGATGAAGTGTTGAATAACCTCATCAAGCGTGGGAGCTATAAATTCTTTTGCAACTCTTTTAGGTTTCTCCGGTTTAGAGGGTGGGAAAAGCTCGCCAGAGCTACTTTCTTTCTTACCCCCTTTAGGGGGTTCTTTCTTTGTCTTTGTCTCTGTCTTATATTCTTC